AAAAAGAATTTTGTAGTAATATATATATGATGAACATGAACACTAACTTGAATATTAATAATTCAAATGAAATTATGATGCATAAACAAAATACTGAAAAATCGCCAAAGTCAAAGAAAGATCAAGCCGAAGACTTTATGAATACATTGCATCAAAAATGTGAACAGCTAATTCCTCCTACAAAGAAGGTGCAAAAAATTAGTGACGAAAATATTGTAATTCCTACTATGGACACTTACAATATTCTTTTAGATCATAATTATAATGCAGCTCAACTGAAAGCATTTGCAAAACATTTCAAAGTGAAGACCACTGGAAACAAACAGCAACTTTTCACAAGGATTTATTGTTTTTTGAAGTTGTCTAAGGATGTTATAAAAATTCAAAAGTTAGGGCGAGGTTACTTACAAAGAAAATATAATAGACTGCACGGTCCAGCGTTTATGAACCGTCAAATATGTACAAATGATAGTGATTTTTTAACGGGCGATCTAATAAAAGAAATACCGTTTCAACAGTTCATGAGCTTCAGCGATGTAGATAAATTTGTCTATGGATTTGATATGATTTCTCTCTACAACTTAATTTCAAAGTCTGTACCAGCAAAACCAAAAAATCCATACAACCGTAATGAGATTCCTCCCTTTGTTCTAATGAATATTAAATCCTTGATTAGACTAAGCAAAATTCTCAAAATTCATTTAGATCTTGTAATACAAGACGACACTCTTGACTTACCTGACGAGAAAGCAATTGAGCTAAGGACCTTGTCTCTTTTCCAGAATATTGATTCTTTAGGAAATTACAGTAACCCTGCTTGGTTTCTCTCTTTGACCAGACAACAAACAATTAGAATGCTGAGAGAACTAATGGATATTTGGGATTATAGGGCTCAAATTACAAATGACACAAAACGTGCTATTTGCCCTCCACACGGACTTTTAAGCACAAATCAAAGTCTTCATACCATATTTAATGAGCAAAATATATGGAAACTCCGAAAATATATGTTGGATATAATGGAGCGTTTAGTAAATAGCGGAGTAGATCAAGATAGTAAAACTTTAGGAGCCTATTATGTACTAGGTTCTCTTACAATTGTTAATCAAAATGCTGCTACAGCGCTCCCTTGGCTTTTTCAAAGCTTCTCTCCCATTAATTAAAGTGATCAATTATTATTTAGACGTATTATGATGGCATTGTTTTAGGAATATATATTATTTGCGTTAAATCACTTAAAAAGTAGTCATAGTACTATAGTATAAGATGGCAAGAACTACCAAAGCTACCAAGACCTCCGAGTCCACTCCCGCTGTTGCGACCCCCGCTCCTGTTGTATCCAAGAAGGCCGCCCCTGCCCCTAAGAAGGAGGCTGCCCCTAAGAAGGAGGCTTCCAAGAAGGATGCCCCTGTTGTCCCAACAGTTGTCCCTGCTGTTGTTGAGGAGAACGTTGTTGTTTCTGATGAGACTGATGCCCAACTTGCTGCCCAGTCCGAGGAATTCCTTGCCAAGCTCCAACAGCTTGGTTCCCTCATCAATAATCTCAAGTCTGAGTACCGCACTCTTGAGAAGAAGTGGTCTCGTCAGCTCAAGACCGCCCAGAAGCAGTCCTCCAAGCGTAAGCGCAAGGCTGGTAACCGCGCTCCTTCTGGATTCGTCAAGCCTACTCGCATCAGTGATGAGCTTGCTGTTTTCCTCGGAAAGGAGAAGGGTGCTGAGATGGCTCGTACTCACGTGACCAAGGAGATCAACACATATATCCGCTCCAACAACCTCCAGGATAAGGAGAATGGTCGCAAGATCAACCCTGATGCCAAGCTTATTGCCCTCCTTAAGCTTAAGAAGGATGATGAGCTCACCTACTTCAACCTCCAGAGATTTATGAGCCCTCACTTTGCCAAGACTGTCAAGGCCGAGGTCTCTGCTTAAAAATATGATGTTGTTACCATAAAGCGTCTAAAATAAAAACCAAAATAAAAATCAAAAAAACATATAAACCAAAATAAAAATATGTGCAAAATAATGCATATTTTTATTTCATCTATTTTGAATACTTATTCTTTTTTCTTGATCTTCTGAGTTTTTTAGATTTTTTATTATGTCTCTTACTTTTTTTAAATTTTCTTTTACCCCCAGAAAATGGGAAAGTAATTGAGTTGATGTCAAGATTATTATTTTTTTTATATTCACCAGATTCTTTATCATAAGTTATAATAACTTCATTTGGGTGACTATAAGGTGCCTTTTTGCAGAAATGCTACCACTGTCTTCTCTAAATTTGATCCCTTCTGGAGTCTCATAAAAATATTCATTATAATCTGTAACTGTAGATCTTAACCTCAATGTTACTTGGTTTATATCTCCATACCTATACACATTCACAGTTTGTACAGTTGCTTCTATAGGCATTAAATTAACCGGATTTATAGTGACTTTTTGACCCTCTCTAAATTGGTCAAAACTAGTTTCTTTTATAGGAATCTCCATTAATATAAAACTAGATTATTCTTCTTTTGAAAATGCAATTTTATCAAACATTGGTGAATCAGGATCATATTTTTTATAAGAACACGTCAAGTCTTTCAGTTTCAAATGTGGTTGCATTTCTAGAACATATTGAACAGTGATCTTCTCCTCTTCTGGTGTCATTTGATAGTCAGGATTCAAAATATAATTCATTGCAAGATCTGCATCTATTTTTTGTGTTTTCAAAATTTTGAAAAAACAAAGAGCGTAAATTTGTTGTTTTAATTCCTTCATAGTATATTGTTTTTCATCTAAATCCAAAATTGAAGACATATTTTATATATATTGAAAAAATAAATATTTATATTACTTATTTATTGTGTTATTATTTTTGAATGTCAAAAGATAAATCCTTCTTCCATTAGAAGATATTTCATTGACTGCATATCCACTGGCCCATTCATAATCTTGACATCATCAAAAAGTTCTACTTGATTGTGTCTTTCTGAAGTCAAGTCAAACATATCATAAATGTTCAACAATACTGAATAGTTATCAATATAGTTGCTATTTTCTAACAACCAATCGTAATAGTTTGGCACATAATCAGTGTCATCATTATGCTTTTTTAGTGCCTTTTTATATTTTTTGTACATCTTCAAACTGTTCATCAAATTGCATTTATTGTTATTCTCCAAATTCTCACTGTAATCCGTGCCAGATAATATGCAAATTTGTCTAAACTCCTCTTGACTAAGTCCAAGCTCTTCCAAGATTAACTTAGTACTATACAGAACAACATTATGATTCAACAAACTGAAATAACGCAATACTCGTGGACATCCATAAACAAACATATCCATATCTTCGCTTAGCGTTGCCCATACTTTCTTCTTTATCACTAATGATGCACATAATTCATCCGCTTCACCTGGCGCATCATAATACGTCATACCAAATGCACGGATCAATGTTTTCACATTATTAATATGTTCTTTTTTAATATAAACAAATTGTTTCTTCAACAAATCCATAGAAGCCAACAATTCCTGCTTTTCCGAATCCTCCATAGCATCTTTATTTGTTTCCAATGTATCTTTCATAATATTGTATTCTTTCTCTGCGCTCTGCTTATCTTCGCGGCGCTTGGCCAATAGTGCCTTTTTTTCAGCTGGACATTTACCCTCAAAGACAAAGATCGGAATAATATTATATTGTCTGAATAATGCTAGAAGACTATACATATTTTCAATGAGTGCGCCATCTCCAGCGTATTTATACAAATATATACTAATATCCACTGCTATTTTTTTGCCATTGAGTTCGCAAAGTTGTATCTTTTTTATTGCTTCTTCTGAGCAATTCATTCTTATAAATCTATTTAGGTCCTTGATCCCCATTTTGTTTATTGTTTATTGTTGTATTGTTGTATTGTACCTTTTATAAAAAAGCCAAGAATCCTTTCAATTTTTAATTTTAATTTGTAGAAAAAAGATAATAATTCTATAATATAATGACAGGGGATTCCACTATAAAAAAAATAACATTGCCTAATGGACTTCAAATTATTTATGAAAATCCAGAAAACTCAATAAAGGTCAGTTCAATGCAATTATTCTGTAATATTGGCAATATTCATTTCCCTAGGAGACTTAGTGGAGTTACACATTTAATTGAACATATGTGTTTCAAAGGAACAAAAGAACATCCTGATTTTATACCTGTATTATTGGATTTTGAAGACAGTGGAGCAGAATATAATGGTTATAGCACACCAAGATTTACAACTTATATTGTAAAATGCCCTGATAGCTCTTTTGGAAAATCGCTGAAAAATCTATCTGAAGAAGTATTGAATTCGGATTTTGATAAGAAAAAGTTTAAAAAAGAAGAAAAAGTGGTCATTGAAGAAAATGTTATCAATGCAGATAACCCAAACTTAGTATTGAATATTATGACAAATAGTTCTCTCTATGAAAACACGCCTTTCCAATATCCAACTGATGATATTTCCTATCATAGGCAACCTTTTGATTATAACGAAGTATTTGAAATATACAGACAACATTATATACCATCCAATATGTTATTAAGTATTGTCTCCAATTTGCCTTTTTCAAAAGTATTAGCAGTCATCAAAAAAACACATCTTGCTGCCAACCCTAGGTCAAAAGTTGGTTCATTACATCAACAAATGTTACCATTATTCGTGCGACCACCTATTATAGCCGGACCAAAATATAAACTCCAAAGAATTTCAAATTTGAATGCAACTTATTTGAACCTAAGTTTCCAAACCTGTAACCAATATGCATTGAAAGAGAAACATATCTTGAGTTTATTATCAAATATATTGTGTAATTCTCTCGCAAGTAGACTTAACAAGGTATTGAGGCAGCATTACGGTCTCGTTTACAACATTGGTGCTATAACAGAATTCAATGAAAGTGGTGGTGAATTTACAATAGTAACCAAGTTTGATTCTGCTTCTTTTATTAAAAAGGGGGAGCCAAGTGTATTACCAATTTTGATTAGCGAACTCAACAAGTTGAACAGAAATGGTGTCACGCCTAGTGAAGTGACAATATTCAAACATAATTTACAAGGGCATTTGGCACTTGAATTGGAAAATATTGATAATCAAGCCAAATACAATGGTCTGTATTTCTTATTAATAGGTGATCCTCGCCATTTTGTACCTTATGAACAAATATATAATAAATGTTATGCATCCATTACAAGAGGACAAATCAATGCTTGTATAAGAAAATATTTTTGTTTAGAAAGATTGTGTGTCTCAGTTGTGGGCAATCATATTCCACCTTTGGCTCTTTTGGAGAGAGAATGTGAGAAGCTTCAAAATAAAAAGGGCTCAAAATAAAAAATTGAAATCCTTTTTCTCTCTTCAACTGACTTTACAAACTCCAATAAATCAACGCAAAACAAGATGCAAACTAGAAGTATGACTAAGAACAGAACCAATGTTTCTCTTGAAATTAAAGAAATAGTTTCAGATTATATCAAGGAAACATCTTCTGAGAAGAGAGAATCAACTCATTTTACTCCAATCTTTGAAGTAGATATTGACTTTGATGGCGCATCAAAAGCCTGGCATCAAAACAAGAAGAAGCTCCACGATTGCACTTACCAATATATTTGCGTTCATTGCTTTACAAATGGACGCAAGTGTGGTAGGGTACCTTTACCAGATTCCAATTATTGCAAGGCTCACTTCAAATAATTTTATAAAATATATAGATCTTTATAAAAAACAAAAAAAACAAAAAAAAACAAAAAAACTTTATCCGAGTTCACAAATGCTCATTCTCATACTATTTGAAATGAAATCAAATTCTTTTTTACCAAGTGCTAACGAATTTGATTTACTTAATACCTTATTCTTCTTCAAACTGGTCAATATTTTCTCCATTTGAGAAACACTTGCCAACAAGGCCTTCTTTTTGTAATGATCTTTCACAAATCCGAAAAAGGCTACCATAGTAGCAGGACTTTTTTTGAATTGAATCAAAGAGGTCCCATTATTTTGCCAACACCACTTAAGAAACTCTTGATAATTGCTCAATAATATTACTCGGATGACATAGTAAGAGAGAACATTTGTCTTTTCCTTATACAGATTTTTGCGCATCATTTGTGATTTTTGAGAGCCATCATACAACTCCTGATATTGCAAACCCATAAAATCCAATGCTTTCACCATTTGAAAGATTCCAAATACTTTTTCAAATGCAATAAAAAATTCAAAATTTTTGACAAATTCATTTTCCTTGTTTTTTTCCAACTTTGGAAGCATATAATAACTGCAAAAGACCGCGTTCATAATTTCCGCCCAGAATTCTGTATAAGCCTCAAAAGAATTTCCGCGAGTTACCACTGGAAATAACCCGACAATTTTTTTATCCACATCTTGGTAATTTGCATCCGAAAAATCTAGTGCAAAGTTGTGCATTGTTTCGTGCATCAATACTTTGAGCCATTCTTCTTTTCTAAATACAACAATTTCGGAATCCATTCTGCAAGTATAAGTGAATGCTGTGTTCACGTTGTTCTCTTCCAAAACGTGAACATTACTATTTGGGAGGAGTTTTGACAATGAAGTGAAGTAGACATAAACTGTAAGTGACTTTGAACATTGTCTTGAAGGATAAGAATGAATAAATGCAAACCAAACAAGAATCTTTTTAACATAATCATTATATTTGGCAACCAAACGTGCATCATTGGGATCTTCCACTATAAATTTGACTTTAATTTCACGACCTAAGAGAGAAAAAGTATAAGAAAAACATAAATGCATTGTTTGATCAATATGTTGTCTAACTTCTTCTGGAAAAGCACTTGCATTAAATAACTTAGGTTTAGGAACTTCTGAGACCGTGGTAATTTTTTGGATGGTTGGGTTATATCCTTCTCTCTTCAACATATTTTCAATAATCTGATTTGCTTGATCTAATTCATTATAAAACCTTTTTAAAAGAGTTTGAGTAGGTCTTGTTAAACATTCATTGCCTTTTAAACAATTTTGTTTCAAGAAAAATTCCATTAATTTTTTGCTATATTGAGTAAGTCTCATCATATGATCTTCTTATAATATTATTTTATTAAAATTCGGAGATTTTGGCATTTTTATAGGCATTATTTTGTTGCATTAATGTATATGGAAACTAGCAACATTATTCTCATCATCCTTCTTGTATTGTTTATTATCACGATTGCTGGTCATATTGTGGTTATTAATAGTAATCCAGTTCAGACCACAACCACTACATCTACAGTGGTTGTTAAAAAGCCAACAAAAATTGTGGGTGGATGTGCAGGAACACAATATGGTTGCTGCCCAAATGGAGTCACTGCTAAGGCCAATTATGCAGGATCCAATTGCTATTAAGTATTTTAAAATAATATATTTTGGTATAGTAATATATTATTATGACAACAATCACAGTAACTAGCACTTTAATTTTTAACACAAATTATTATACTCTTGATGGTACAGTAGTTTCCCCTTTTACTTATTCAGGACAATATATTATTGCTAGTTCAAATCCTGCAAATACAATTACAGTATCTTTTGGATCAAATATTACAATTTCTGATAGTTCATTTTATTTAACTTCTGGAAATTCAAATATTATTTATGATGGCAAAGGAAATTCTATTAATATGACTGTCAATGCGTACAGAGGATTAATAAGGTCAACTTTTGGAAATATAACTATCCAAAATTTAGGTATAACAGGCACAGGTACCCTTGCACAATATGGTGGTTGGATTCTTCAAGGAGGTTGCAATAATGCAATAATAAAGAATTGTTACAATACTTGTTCTATTAATAGTGGCACTCAGAATAATGGTGCAAATGGTGGAATTTGTGGTGGTGTAGATAATGTAACTATAGAATACTGTTATAATACTGGTCCTGTAGGAGGATGGGGTGCATCAGGAATTTGTGCTGGTGGAACAAATAATGTTATAAAAAATTGTTATAATACTGGTAGTATAGGTGGTGCAAGTGGTTCAGGTATTTTAACTTCTTATGGAAACACATCTACTATAGAAAACTGTTATAACTTAGGGACCTGCTCTCCTAATGGTGATGGATATGGTATTTGCTCAAATAATGGCTCAAATGTCTTAATAACAAATTGTTATAGTTTATATGGATTAATAGGATTATCTATTAAAAAAAATTGTTATGAGGTTATAAGTGATCCTGCGAGAACTTGGTCAGATTCTGCAGCAAATACTGCTCTAGCCAATACACCTACAAGCATTTATAATGCCGGATCAGTTTGGACATCCATTGCAACAAATACTCCTTATGTTTTATCGCAATTTATTACAGAAAATAGTTATAATCCTAATTTTTGGGAACAATCATCTGGAGACTCTTATACAACAGGTCCAATATCAACAATATTATTTCCAAAACCTACTTATTCATATAATTTATTAAGTGTTAATAATAGTGTTCCTAGCAGTAGTAATGCAACATTTGATAGTAATAATGGTGTAATTACTTTTTCTTCATTGACATATACTACAACCCAAGAATACAAAGCAAATGTATTTATTTCACAAGGAATAAGCCCCAATTATATTGGTTACACATTTAGTCCTTTTACATTGACTACTTCAAATTTACAACAATTACAACAAGAAATAGCTTCAAATTATAAAATTTTGATTACATCAACAAGTGACTATGTAGATGATTCTAATAGCCCTCAACCATTACCACCATTCCCAATTACTATTGTTAATGAAAATCCTAACACAGGAACTCTTGTAGTATCTTTTGCACCAGGAATCACTTATTCAAGTGCATCCAATTACTTTATTTGTGGAACCAATAATATCACCTTTGATGGGCTCAATAATCCAATCATTGTAACAGGAACTGGATGGCAAGGTTTAATACAAAATGGCACAGGTTCTGATGCAAAATCCAATATTACTGTTCAAAATATTATTATAAACAATAATTCAGCTAGTTTATCAACAAATTCCGGTTGGGTATGTCAATCTAATTTTGGAAAAGGTGGTACTAATAATAAAATTTTTCTTTGTAACACCACCGCATAATAATATATTTTAGTATAGTAATATATTATTATGACAACGATTAGTGCAAATAATTATATAAATATTTATCCACATGTCGCACCAAGTACTAATTTAACATACACAACTGAATCTACTTTCGGAACAATTAGTACTTGGCCAGTCACTATTGTAAATACTGGAGTTGGAACAAGTACAACTCTTGTAGTATCCTTTGCATCAGGAGTAACATTATCTTCTTCAACAAATTACTTCATTTGTGGAACCACTAATATTACATTTGAAGGATCATACAATGTTATTTCACTTTCTAATATTACTGGTTGGCCAGGATTTATACAAAACGGATCTTCAACTACAAATGGCAATAACAATATAGGTGTACAAAATATTTTTATTTCTAGCGGATCAAGTACATTAGCTTCTGGAGCTGACTGGACAACCCAACAATATTTTGGTAAAAATTCAACAAATAATAAGGTAATAAATACTAGTGCAAATTTAATTGGAATATAAATGTTTAGGAGGAACAATAAAAAAGAACAATTGAAAGAAAAGACACTCGTTACAATGCGTTTGAAGAATACTATAAACGCGTTTTAACCAAAGGGGGAATCAATCATTATCCAATTCTGAGTACAAATCCTAAACGTTGACATAACCTAATACGAAACCCAAGACATTATAAGTTCTCAAGTTTGATTTATTTTCTCTCTTTACATAATTATTCTTTTCTAAAAAGTATATATATGAGTTTAAATTTTTTAAACAAAATTAGGACCACACATTTTTATTGCGTAATAACGATATTTGTCCTTTTATTAATATGTTGGCATTGTTATAAGGTTCAAGAAGGTTTAACAGATGAAGAATGTAATTGCAATTGTGATGGCACTACAGATGCAGATGGAAATACTTATGATGCAAATGGCAACTTGATCAATGGTCCTGATTATGATAATAGTCCTGTGGTCAAAGCAATTGTCAAGAAAAATATGATGGTGGATGCATATAAAAAATTAATGAACCACGAACCTTAAAATATTCCCCTTGTAGTGCAGCAACAACTTGCAAACAATGTGGAGCAGCTGATGAAGGTGGCAGTGGTGGAAGTGTTTGTTACTGGTGTACAAAGGCAAATGGCGGTAAAGGAGGCTGTTTTGACACAAGAATTGAACCTGATAATTGTCCAGCATATTCCAGGGACTGCACATCCGAAGACTGCAAGAATTATGGCAGCTCAGGAAGTGGGTGCCCTACCTAATAAATATTATTTTAGATAGTATATATTTAAAATAACATATACTTATATTATATGCCAAGCTTTAGCGCATATCCAACGCTTTATATAAATAATACTGGATATAGTACAGATGATATTAACTATACCTCTTTTACTTACCCATTGATAATTAATAATAGTTCGCCATCTTCAGGAAATCTTACTGTAATATTCAAATCCGGAATAACATTAACAACTGTAGATAGTTATTTCATTGCTGCTACACCGAATATTACTTTTGATGGAAAAGGCAATACAATAAATATTAATGTTCAAAGTTATAATGGTTTAATACAAAATGGTACATCAAGTAATAATGGTCAAAATAATATAATAGTTCAAAATATTGGGATTACTACTAGTGGTTCTGGTGAAACTATAGGAGATATTACAAATGCTGAAGGTAGTATAGCACAACAATATTTTGCAAATAATGCAATAAACAATATTATACAGAATTGTTTTAGTACTATTGGTTTTAATGGGGTTAATGGAACAAATGCTGGATTAATTTGTGGAAGTTATGCTGGTAATGGTGGTTCAGGATCAACAATGTTACAGATTAAGAATTGTTATAGTATTAGACAAATAATGACTGTTAATAGTCAAGGTGGAATTTGTGGACTCAATGCAAATGCGATTATTTCAAATTGTTATAATACATCAACCGGAAATGATTTAGGAAATTCTGGTGCAATTTGTTCTAATTCTACTTCTTCTAATTTATCTATTAGTAATTGTTATTGTTTAAGTGGTCAATTGACTGGGCCAATACCTATAACCCCTACAAATTTTTATAATGCTTCTCCTGGTGGTTGGACCGACACTGCAGCAAATGCTGCACTAGTTAATGGCGTTCCTACCAATCTGTATACACCTGGATCTATTTGGACATCAATTGGAACAAACACTCCATACCTTCTCTCTAATTTCAATGATGAAACCACTGG